CTAACATAAAGTGGAACACCGCAATCTCCTTGTACAGAATCTGCTATGTAATGTATACCTCTAGACATTTTTAAGACCTTAAAATCTAATTTATCTAATCTCGCTTCAGATAGAAATGCTCTCTTCCCTTGTGAGTTGAGATACACCATTACCGATAAGCCTGAAGATAACATACACTGCACATCTTCATCAGTGACAAAATTCTTAAGTATATCTTTCTTCTTGAAAGCCAATGGAGGTACGTCAACCATTAGTAGGTGTTCCCCATTGTCATTTAAAACCGCCATATTGGCAAAGAAATTATCGCCACTAAGCTCTCGAAAGAACTCTCCTTTACTAATTATGACCTGCAACTCACCATAAGCTTCAGCTCCCTCCTTATATTTATCGAGAAAGTGTAACGGCATTAAAATATCCGAACTATTAATGAATATTACAGACCCCATATTGATTTCTACCTCATCATTTACAAAAGACAAATCGAAAACGTTTTTATTCAGAGACTGAGAAACGTTTATGGCATTTATATCACCTCCTTGAAGAGTGACTTTAGTAGCTTTAGAACGTCTAACAGCTTCTTTAGTTTTAGGTTTATTAACTTTAGCAGCCATGTAATTGCCCTGTTGTTCCACTTCTGGACCAAACATGGAAATCAAACCTGCTAGTGTTGCCTTAAAAGACGGCCATAAAGAATAGCTCACTCCTGCAACTACTAATCCCAGCACCAGCTTTTGAGCTAGTGTGTTTCCGGTGATTTTGCAGCAGTGTTGAGTAACTGCCTCCTTCCAAGTCTTTATTTTTATTTGTACTTTTTCCAGAGGAGCGAGATTGCTGTTATAGTATTCCATGAGAGCTTTATACGCCCTTCCCGGAACGCCAAATAGCATGTTGATGGATCTCGTAAACCACCGTACGCTACAAATGCCGTGAAGAGGCGGAAAAATGGAGCCACGTCTCGTTCTTGTGCGCCCGTCATGATCAGCACATAATCCTCATACTTTTTCATCAAGTGCGACTTTAGGCCGTGGTGGATTATAGCGTAATCCTCACCATTCCAATCTAAGAATGTCTCTTCCCATTCGAGAAGGCCTAATTCACTCTCTTCATTTGGAGCGAATAATTTGTCCTCATCTATTTTGTGAGTGTACTCCTCAAATCGTTTCCTATCGATACCAGACTGCAGAATAATTCCTGTATCCTGTAATATCTCTTCAGAAAAGCCGGTACTATGACACGAACCTGAAAATATATCAGAGTAGTAATCACGAAACTGTCTACGAGACTCATTGTTATAAATGGTTTCTTTTAAGTTGTACAAGCCTCGTAACATTTCAATAAGTTCTTCAGCACTAATAATAGCTCCTTGTACAAATTTAGTACCTCTAAACATACTATGAGTATCCAAAATCTTAAATTCAAATTTGTTTAGGGATAAATCAAAGTAGCCTTCGGTATTGGTTTTGATATCAGGGTGATCTATATTCAAAGAACCATCCTGCCTCCTATACTTAGAAATAGGTTGAGGTTCTATTTTTAAATCAATACGACGTTTTAG